AAAAAATGATCTTCGCCATCTAAAATTAGGGCCCACCGAAGTTAGTGTGACAAGAATTAATACCTGTGCAATACCAAAATCGTTGATGGCGGTAACGTAGACAACGCCTTCTTTTGCGCCTCCCCCATCAATGATTATAAACATTCCCGGCTTAATCCTGTTTTCTAAGGTTCCTCCGCCCATCGTCATGGTGTATTTATTACCTGTAGCTGGGGAGAGTAGCCCAGTATCTGTTTCGCCTGCTGTCCCGCCACCTACTCCTGAGAATGATAGTGTTATTGCGGTATTTGTGTTTTGTCTTTCATAGGGTGAAGACATGAATGAACGCGGGTTTAGGGTGTACTCGGAATTTCCAATATTATCGCCCCACCCTAGTTGATAGGGGCGGGAGTTGAATGATCTATCCACAGACATAAGAGGCATTCTGCCATCTTTAGAGCCATATATAAGTGTATCATTTGATTGAGTTGACCAATAAGGATTTTTATTGGCTTCCAGAAGCATAAGCTCAGCTCTGGTTAAGGTGTACGCAGTTGCTGTCTGGGTTAGTCCTACATAAGGAACCTCTAGTACCAGATTTAAGTTATCTGTAATGGATAATATTTTTACAGCCCGAAAATTCAGATTACTCCCCTGTATCTTAATGACGTAAGAATTTCCTATGAGGGCACTCATATCGGTAAAAGTAGTACCCACACCAACTACGTTTGCACTGCCACTAACTAGGCTCACCGTGCCAGGCGTGGCATAAGGACTCGCCATTTGTCCTGATAGAGTGCCTCTAAGCAATTGCTTAGGCCCGACATTGGACTGAGGCTGTTGGATCATGTAGTTCCATTGACTTCCCGGCGTACAGCTTCTGTAAAAATCTGTTGCTGCCCACTGAGTCTCTTTATTTCTGAGTCCAATTAAATAGTCAGACTCGGAATCTTTGAAAGGAATCAGCCACACGTCATCGGTAATGTCTGCGTCTAACCCCGTATTTCCGAAAGAAGACATGATATTTTCTTTCGGCACGAATGGCCCCGTACGCTTAAATGCGCCGCCTGATGTAGAGGGAATAAAGTTAGTCATTTTCGATACGCCTTGGGCGTAATGGTCTGTATCAGTGCGCGCGCGAATCTTGTCGCCCACCTCTCCAGATATAAAGGCGTTTTGTGTTTTAATGTATCTCATAAGCGGGCAGTGCTCCAATCATTTGCTTTGTACTCGAACGAGCCTGTGCCAGAAGAGTCAACAAAGCGGGCATTGGATAATTTTCTAGAGTGTTCTGCCTCTATGGCTGCTTGGAGTTCTGTGGATTGTATCATGGAGTAAGCCATCTCTTGAGCTAAGCGAGATGCCAGTGCCAAAACAAAATATGATGGGAGGGCTATCTCATCTACAGTTAGAACGTACACGTAATTTAAGTTTTGGGTATCTGTGTATAGGATGCCGCTTTCGATAGTCCAGTTTTCATCCTGATCTTCCGCCATAAACATGCGCCTGAAGTCAGCCGGAAGGGTGTGTTTATACGCCCATCCAAAAACATTAGAACTTACGGCAGCCCCAACTGAACGCTTGCGCTTACGCGCGAACCTCCATGGGTGTGATTGAATCATTTCGTCTTTGACTACGCTGTAGAGAACCTTGCAAAGACCAGCTCTTTTGGTGTCGTCGTCCAAAGTTACTATCTTCTCAGCACCGAGTCGGATAAGAGCAATATTACAAATATCAACAATCGTCATAGGTCTCCCTTATTACAATACCGCCCGTTTTAGGGGCGATACTGAAACCAAGGCAAATACTATCATACCAAGCAGGTTGGTGGATAGACCTTATTCTGTAATGTAATTAATCAAAATCTTAGCAGTAGCGGAAGAGGCTACTGATTCTGTACAAAGAAGTTCAATATCCACAGGATTAGTGAATTTCTTGTGTAGTCCGGGAACAGAATCATTTAATTCCATCTTGCCGTAAACCGCACCAGCACCAGAATCTAAATCAGCTACCACGATGAAACCATCAGGGTCAGCTACAGTTAGACCGTTAGCTGAGACAGACCATCCTAAAGAGAAGATACCTGTTGCGCCCGTTGCTGGGATAACGCATTCAGCAGAAATCACTTTAGAACCTACTGGTAATTGAGCTAATTTAATAACATCATTCGCAACTACCGCAGTGGTAAGGTCGAATGTTACATAAATTTGGCGCATTTTACCAATTACGTCTTTTGCGTCAATTTCGACTCTTGGTTTAGTGACAAATAGGTTGCTGTATTGAGTAGTGTATAAAGTAGCCATAGTTTGTTCTCCTAAAAAGCCCCCTATCCGGGGGCATTAAAAATTATTCTTTTACTAAAACTTCGATTACCTTGTCGTCTTCTAAACGAGCAGCGCCAATCATTAATTTTAAGTAAATTTGCCAAGCGTAATGTTTCTCTGGAATTTGGGTAATTTTTGACATCTGTGAGATACCAGTTGTCATTAACATACCATCTTTTTTCCAAACAATACATCTACGAGCAGCTGCTGGGAAAGTCCCAGAACCAGCACCTACAGACCCATTAAGGTGATTGTAAGTAACTGCTGCGGCAGTCACTGGTAAGCGATTTGAAGAGATAAATTTGAATCCCATGAATGTGTCAACTTCGCCGTTTACGAGAGCCTTAACAGCCGCGTAATCAGCAGAGGTCACTTCAGAGATATTTAACATATTTGATTTTTGTTTAGGGCTGTATGCGAAGTAGCATTCACCTTCCTCAACCTCGTCTAAGCCGAATTTTTCTTGAATAGCAATAAGCGTCTTAAGTGTTAAACCGCTACCGATAATAGAAGTACCATCAAATGATGCCATTTTTTGTGCAGTAAGGAACGCTAGGTTACTTGTAGCACCTTGCTTACCCACTATTACATCACCCAAAGCGGCTTTAATAAATGTATCATCATTTTGACGAGCAGCTGCTTTTACGAAAGCGCTTACATATTCTGACTCAGGGTTGATAAGTGTTTGTACTTTATCTTCCTCATCAATCAATGTTGCTTTAGTAAATGGTTCAAGGCTGACTGCACGCTTAGACCAGTCTAGGTCTGTGTACACCACGTCGCTATTGCGCCCGATTTTAGGTTGCATGTCCCCAGAGTCAACGCGGTCGAAAAATTCGAGCTCCGACTTCTGAGTCTTCTTCATACAATAAGGTGATAATTTAGCTACTTTTTGTTGCGATAAGTGAATCACGTTGCTGTTGAACTGATTTACAAACGCGTTACTGAAATCTGCCATAAGGTCTCCTGTTAAAATTTATTAGTGCGTTTTTCGAAATGCTCCCCGAATACTCGGACACGCCTAAATAGACTTTTACAGGACGCTAGAAAGCGCTACCCCAGACCTATCTAACTCTAGGATAACGCAATAGCTCAGTGTGTCAACTGTTTACATTGATGTATAAGAGAAAAGTTTCTGCATGTCAGCAACTGCTTGAGCATGTCCCGGGTGAGAGCCATCCCAATAAGGGTGTTTAGAATTCCCCATAGTCTCATTTATTTTGTTTTGTGCATCAGCCGGAGAGAGGGCTCCACCTTGTGATGTCGCCACATGTGCGCCATCTTCCTTGAAAAACTTCTCGCCAATAGTCACTAGAAATTTTATGAACTGAGAATCGTTAGCCATGCCAGAGTCTTCTACATATTGCTGCATAGTCTCATCAGCAATACCTGCCAACGCATTTCTAGCGATGTTTAATTTTTGTGGGAGCGCCTGACCAAACTCTTTTTGCAATGTCGTCATAGAATTTTCCAGAGCTTCTTGTACGCCCTGATCTTCTCTGGTAATGATGTCTTGATCTTCTGCTTGTAGACGCTTAAGCATAGCTTCTGCTTGGCGCGGTAAGAGCCCATTGTCCCTAGCAAACTGTTTGAAGTCTGTTAGATATTCTTCATCATACGAAAACTTTTCATTGAATTTATAATCCTTAGGGTCTTTAGGCGCTCCTAATTTTTCATAAATTTGGCTCCACTCTTCAGGCGTAGCATATTCAGTAGGTAGGGTAATCTTATCTCTACCGATCATCTTTTGAGAATTTACAAAACTCTTCACAAGATTAGGTAAATCTTGAATGTCCTTCATTGATGGGTCAGTAGCTAGAGCTGAGTCTAACCCCTTCAACCACCCGTCTGACATCAATTGTGGGGCAGCTACTATGGCAGGTGCTGCCTGTTGCGTCCCTTGGTTAAGTAATGAGGCGGCTGCGCCCCCACCAGATGCGCCTTCGCCTCCAGCTTCGTTCATAAAAAATCTAAACATGTTAGTCTCCTGCGTATGCTTGGTTTAATAGAGCATCGTATTGTTGTAGGTCTACGTTAAGTGTGTGAACTAATCGAAGTGCCACGCTGCGCGCGCCTTCGTTAAACGCTGTCTGATGAGAGGCATTCTCGTCGTAACTTAGCTTGTGAAACCCACAGGCCTTTAAAATGTCTAGTAGAACTTCCTTCCCTTCAGGAGTGCTAAAAACATTCTTATACTTCTGCATGAGTACGCGTTTATTTTGAATAATTTTTTTATTGTCCTTGTCCACTTTGCCCTGCCTTGCCCATGTTCATTGCAACTTGCGATTGGTTTAATGCCGCCTGTTGTTGTGCTTGTTCTTGTTGTGCCTCAGCTCTTCCTTGGCGTACCGCTTTTACTTCGGTAACGTCCCTTAGAATATCATGTGGCATACCATAAATATTAGCAGTAAATCTGGCTAACTTGTCAAGATCAAAGTTATCCATGATGCCCGGATCAACTTGCAGAAAAGGGAGCACTAACTGGAATGCTTTAGATACCTGCTCGCCTTCAGCAGACATCTGTGCCTTAACAATCTGAGAGGTATATTGTACTTGGATTTTTCTTTTCAACAACACTTTTGGAGGCGTTGGCAACAAGTTTCTTCTAAAATGGATATCATAAACGCGCTCAATAACTGGCTTTAAAAATTCATGGTGTTGCCGCCCTGAGATAGGACTTAACGTGCGCAATTGCTCATCGCGCCTCTGCATAACTTCAGCCGCAGTCATGCGGTCGTTCTCTACTAACCTAAGCATGTCTGTAAAGAATGCCTTATCAATGATCTTATGAGTCTGCTCAATAAGCATTTCTCCTACATCTACCTTAACCCCTGTGTTCAGTGGTTTGATTTCGTCTTTAGAACCAGCTCTATAAAAATTGACAGATCGTGGCTTCATTTTAAATGGTAGCATCACCCCATCATCAGGAACGAGTATAGGTGGAGATATAGTCAATTGGGCTGCTTCAATCGTTGCCTTCTTCATCTCATTGACCATTTTAATATCAGCAAGCGCTTTCATGGCAGGCCCACGTCCGTACTGTTCCCCAGAGAGCTTAGTCCAGCGTCCTACAATAAATGGGTTGGAGTGGTATCCACCAGAGTGGAGAATCGCACAGTTCTCTTCTAGGATATGGAATGACGCAAACTTAAATGCTGATAGTGCCTTATGGTAGGCAATGTGTTGTGACACTGGCTCTACAGCATGGATGATGTTCATCTTCTGCTCTGGGTTTTCTTTGTACTTACTCTTTAGGGATTGGTTATCTTTGATGAGCGCCATCCCAAATTTAGAAACAATCTGATGAAGCGTGAGTTGGTACTTGTAGTACACTACATCAATTACGCCTTTGTGGTTCTCTTGCACGGAAAAATCATAGATAGGCGCTGAACGAAAGCGCACGATGTCATCTTCATCTTCTTCGACGTTAAGTACGCCCGTACCAAATCCCAACAGATCAATATAATACTCGTGTACTTCCGTCTGGAAGTTAGAGGCGTTCATAGTATTGTTAATGAGCATCCGCAGCTGTTGCAGATACTTCTGCACTGCATCATCAGCATCAAGTTCCTTATCCCCAGTAGTAAACCCAAACCACACCATAGTAGCATTGGTAAGCATCCCGTGGAGAGCTGCTGCTGTATTCTCACAGGCATGAATGGCATAGGTGTCATATAAGGTCTGCCCTTTTTTCTCCCCGTCAACATTCCCGCCATATATATCATCTTTACGAGGAATGACGTACTTCGCGCACTCATTCCAATGGGATCGCCAGTTACCAGCACTGGCATACATAGACTCCCAGCGTTTCTTAATTAACTGCCCTGTAGACTGAGTAGCTGATGCGTATTCCATATTATATTCCTAATAAGTTGTTAGATTTTTTAGGCGAGAGAATTGAACTGCCCGATGCTTGGTTCACTGATTTGGCACCACCAGAGTTTGCTGACCCCAATTGAGAAGCAGATAAATTTTTGTAGTATTCCTGACGGCGCTTCTGTTCCAGTGGCCCTTGAGCAAATACAGCTTGTCTAGCTACTTCGTTGACCATATCAGTGGTCTTCTCGTAATTGTGTCCTTGGACGGTTCTATCAATTGCGCTATTTATTTCTTCTGGCGTACTGAAGGTTTTGCCTTGGAGTATCGTAGCTACTTGCTTTATGTTTCCTTTCGTAAACGATTTATGTGCTTCATCTACCTCGACAGTTTTGTTGCGGTTGTCGCTTCCAAGCGCGCCTCCAACAACATCCACTGCTGCTCCTACGCCTTTCACTACGTCAGTCGCTGTGTCAACTACTGCTCCCACGGTGTCTTGGGCGGCTTTTTCCACAGTTCTAGTCGCGCGTTCCTTAATTTTCTTAAGTGACATAACTCTCCTAATCGTAAGTGCTAAATCGCTTCAACTCTTGCAAACGCTTAGCATGGCTCCCTCCACGTAGGTTCATCGCTAGAGTTCTGAATGCATCAGAGCCGTGCGAAGACCAATCATGGA